CAAGCGAGGAAATCGATTCTTCCCGGCCCAGCGGTTCATCCGGGAAAGTTATGAGCAACACAAAGCCCAAGCCCGAAGGGTGGCGGTTGCGGAAATCCTTCGAGGCGTCAAGGAGCTTGTCTCTGTGAAGGGTGGGCCAAGCTATGTCTTCGAGCCGATCTCTTCGGCTCTTCGCGGGATCTTGTTCGGGCCAGGCGTTGCGAGGCCAAGCTCGGCTCCAAAGAAAGGCCGCGACTCCAAGGGCCGATTTATAAAGGGTTCTTGATCTATGCTAACGACTGTAATCAACGCGGGCGGGTCTCCGGGGGGCTCGAATTCCCAAGTCCAATTCAACAACGCGGGAGCGTTCGCGGGAGCCGCGGGGCTTCTCTACTTGCCCTCCGGATTCACGTTTCAAGTTATCAGTCAAAGCGCTTCTAATCCGGTTTTCGAGGTCCGCGGGATCTCCGCTCAAACGGGCAACCTCTTCCGTTGCACCAACAACGCGGGAGCAACGGTCTTTGCGATCGATGTTTCTGGAAACATTCTCGCGGCCAATAGCCAAAGCATTACGTTCTCGGCTTTGAAGTGGGTTGATATCACGGTCTCCCCAACGGGGAAAATGAGGGTCATTGAAGAGAACGCGATTGGAACGAACGACGTCAACTTTCAAGCAAACCCCGCGGCTACAGGGTGGGCAATCTTCGAGGCTTGGAACGGAGTCGGGGCTTCGCTTGGAACCGGGAACGCGGGGAACAATGCGGGCCCCGTGCGGATCCGTCCCAATCGGACGACGGTCCTTGAAGTCAACCGCTTCGGGAACGTAGTTCACACGGTTCAAGCCGCGGGAACGGTTGGCCTAGAGGTCCGCGGAGCCGCTTCTCAGACCGCGGATCTTCAGCGGTGGGAGACCAACGCGGGAGCCGTTCTCTCCGCGGTTGATGCGAGCGGCCGCTTGAGACTCCCGACGTTTTCGGGAGTTCCGACTGGGACTCCCGCGGATGGAACAATCGCGGGGATCGATATCACCAACCATCGTCTTTACTTCCGATCCGGTGGAACTTGGAAGTATGCTCAAGGAGTCTGATTTACATGAGCTTGCAAATCCCGAGTTTCCCCGATTCGCAAGATCCTTCGAGCCCAATCCTCTCCGCGGTCGCGAGGATCTCGGGTCTCTCGCTCGACTTCGAGACGGGCCAAGGGACGCTCGATCTTGCCATCTTCCGATCGGCCGCGGCCGCTTCGGCTCCTAATGCGGCTCCGGCCGCGGTGATCCGGATAGCGATCGGCCAAACATTCCCCGCGGGGAAGTTTCCCACGATTCCGGAGGCTATGGCGGATCCGACTTTCGCGGCCGCTTGGGCTTCAATCCGCGGCAAGCTTTACCAGTGGGCCAAGGCTCATCCCGCTTTGGTCAACGCAACGCCATAAGGGAGGGTCTTTTGTCCCAAGAAATCCAGACCGATCAACCCTCTTTGAGCGGATCGGTTCTTTATGCTTTGATCTTCGACGCCGCGGGCCTTGTTTGGAATGGGACAACTTTTGTCACTCCGGCTCTAGGCTCTTGGACCTCCTACGCTGTGACGCTCGCGGAGATCACGGGAACGGGGCTCTTTCGCGGAGACTTCCCCGCGATTGCCGCGGGAGCCTATCTCGTTTCGGCCCGGAGGCGAGTGGGCGGATCTCCCGCGGCAACCGATCCCGTTGTTGCGGTGGGTCGAATTGATTGGGCGGGCGATGCTCTCGCCTCCTTGAACGGGGTACGGGTTGCTTCCGATGGTCTTGATTTGATCATGCCGGAAGCGGGGATCAACGCTAGGCAAGCCCTCTCCGCGGTCCTCGCGGCTCTTGCGGGCGTTCTCTCCGGAGGCGGAACCGGAACCGTGGTGATAAGGGCCGCGGGGGCTCCGGGAACTACGCGAATCCAGGCAACGACTGACAACAACGGCAACCGGTCCGTTGTGACTCTCAACCTCCCAAGCTAAGGGGGCCCGATGTTTGCCCCGACTTACTTCGCCCCGACTTACTTCGCCCCGACTTACTTCGCGAGCGGAGCGGACAACGGGGCCGATAATCCGGAGCAAGATATCCGGGCCTCGATCGTTTCGCTTCTCAAGGCCGATCCGATCATTTCCGCAACGGTGGGGCCGCGGGTCTATCCGGGCTTGATCCCTCCCTCCGGAGACTTCCCTTGCGTCGTGGTCTTTCTTGAAGACTACGCTCCGGGCCGATGCCTCTCGGGAGACGATGGGACCGCGGTTGCGAGGATCCGGATCGAGTGCTTCGCGGATCGGCTTCGATCGGACTCGAAGCTCCGGAGGCGGGCGGCTCTTGTGCTTGGAGACTATCGAGGGATTCTCGGAGGGATCGAGATTCTTTGGATCAAGCAGGTGAACGAAGTCGACGATCCAGGCTTCGCGGGCGATGGAAGCGAGCGGATCATATTCAAGATTGGCCAAGTGTTTCGGGTCAAGCTTCGAGCCTTGATCCCAATCCATTGAGAAAGGGGCTTCGATGGCAGTTGTTGTTGCCGAAGGAACTACGCTCGGATATGCGGCTCTTCAAGCCGGGCCTTTCACGTTGATTGCTCATCTTGTATCCGTCCAACCTCCGGGCTCCGAAGTTCCGGAGGTCGAAAGCGGAGACCTCTCTTCGACGTTCAAGGAGAAGCGGCCGGGCCGGATCCCCGATCTTGGAGAGGTTGCCTATCGAATTCGATTTGACCCAAACAATGCGGGTCACAAGCTCTTTCGAGCCGACGCCGATACTCCGGGCGGGGCGGATCGGTGGTGGCAAATTATCTACAACGACACTTTCACGACGAAGGCCCGAACTACTTTCAAGGGTTGGGTAAAGTCCTTCAAGCCCGATAATCTCGAAGATGAAAGCAACCTCGAAGCCGATGTTGTGATCGTCTTGACCTCGAAGCCTGTTCACGCCGACGGGGTTTGATCTCGCGGCCCGCGGAGAAAGACCTCGCGGGCCTTCTTCTTTTCTTCCCTTCAATCTTTGGAGCAAAGCCAGTGCTTTCGAAAGCGGCAATCCTCGCGGCCGACGATCGGCCCTTCGAGACGATCGAGGTTCCGGAGTGGGGTGGGTCGGTTGGGATCCGGACGATCACGGGAGCCGAGCGGGATCGATGGGAGACGGCTTTCAATCGCGATCCCGGAGCCAATACGCGGGCTCGCCTCGCGGTTCTTTGCATCGTTGACGATCGCGGAGAAAGGCTCTTCGACGAGTCCGATATCCCTGCCCTTGGGGCGAAGTCCGGGATCGCTCTTGATCGCGTCTTCGACGAATGCCTCCGGATCAACAAGCTCCGGAAAACCGACGTCGAAGCTACGGCAAAAAACTAAGAAGCGATCCTTTCCGGAGGTTTGTCTTTCGTCTCGCCTTGTGCTTGGGCCGAACAAGGCGAGAGCTTCTCGAATCAATAGATTCGGATGAGCTTTCGGAATGGATCGCGTTTGACTGGATCGAGCCGCTTCCCGATCCTTGGGCGATCGGGGCCCAGCAGGCGGCTCTCTTCGCCAACGCCCACTCGGCTAAAGGCTCGCGGACCTATCGAGCCTCCGACTTCATTCCGAAGCGGCGGGCCGAAATGACTCCGGCTCAAATTCGAGCAATTATGAAAATGTACTAATGGGAGCCCGCTCTTGAATCTTGGCTTTATTCGAATCGGAATGAGCGTTTCAACGAAGACGCTCAAGAAGGATCTCAAGACCGCGGGCTCCGATCTTGCCGACTTCGCTAATCGCGTTACGGGGATCGGAGGAGCGGCCGCGGCTATCGGCGGGGCCTTGACTCTTGGGGCGGGGGTGGCGGCTTTCGCGGATATGACGCGGGCGGGATCTGATTTGAATGAGCAACTCTCCAAGGTTTCGACGGTCTTCGGAGAGGCGTCTTCGGTGATCACGACGGAAGCCGATCGCATGGCTTCCAAATTCGGGATTGTGAAGACGGAGTTCATCGACGGAGCGGCCCAAATCGGGATCCTTGGGAAAGCCGCGGGCCTCTCTCAAGCGGCTTCCGCGGATCTCGGCTCCGAGTTCGCAAAGCTCGCGATTGACGCGAGCAGCTTCTTCAATGTTCCGGTTGCCGATTCGCTTCAAGCTCTCTCCTCCGGGCTCTCCGGAGAAGCGGAGCCCTTGAAGCGCTTTGGCGTTTTGATGAATGAAGCCGCGGTTAAAGCGGAGATTCTCCGCTTGAAGCTCGCGGGAGCGATCCCCGCGGGAGCGGGAGAGGAAGCTCAGAAGGTTCTGGCCCGGGTCTCTTTGATCCGAGCGGGGCTTGCCGATGCGAGTGGAGACCTGGAACGGACCTCCGGAGGAGTGGCAAACTTGGGCCGCTCGATCGCGGGGCGGGTGGAGAATCTCAAGGCCGATATTGGGATCTCCTTCCAATCGATCGGCCAAAGTCTTCTCGGAGGCGTGGGGCTCGCCTTGGAGAAGCTCGGAGGCGTGATCGACGGGAACAAGGGGGCCCTTCAAGCATGGGCCGAAACCGCGGTTCAAAGCGGAGGGATCATCAATAAGGCGATCGGGTGGATGGGAGTGGGGATCGGCTTCGTTGCCGATGCGGTTGTTGGCCTTCGGATCGGCTTCAAGTTCGCCCAAGTGGGGATCTCGAAGGCGATCGGCTTCGTCTTGGATGGTCTCAAGGCTTTCGCTGACGGCTTGGCCACAATTCTCAACCTCATTCCGGGAGTCAAGGTTAAAGCCAACGCCGCGATTGGAGCGGCCGCGGCCGCGGTCAAACAGACCGCGGAAGATCAAGCCAGGGAGCTTGCTCAACTCACAAGCCAACCCTTCCCCTCCGAGAAGATCAAGAGCTTCTTCGACGAGATCCAGGCGGCCGCGGACAAAGCCAGCAAAGCAACCGCGGCCGCGGCCAAGGAGCCCGCTCTCGCGGCTCCCGCGGTGGCCAAAGCCAAGGCTCCCGCTTCCTTCTTCGGCGGGCCGATCGCGGGCGGGATTGTTGACGCGGTTATTGCCGCGGTTGGATCGGCTCAATTGCTCGCGAGCAAGGTCTCCGCGGAGCCCTCGAAGCTCGCGGGGGCAACGGAGCTTGGGAGCAGAGAAGCCCGCTCCGCGGTCCTTGACTTTCAACGGCAAGGCCGGAGCGGGGATCCGATCAAACAGGTTGCGGAGACCTCGCGAGGCCAACTCGTCGAAAGCAAGAAGCAAACGGCCCTTCTTCGGTCCTTGGGCTCTCTTGGGGCCCCCACCATTTTGAGCTTTTGACCAATGCCAATCGTCTCTGTGAAAGAGCAATTCAGCGGGCGAGATACCTCTCAATCGGTCAAGCGGGAGCGGACCTATAAGCGGGTCTTTCACGTTCTGACCGATGATCCGCGGACCGGAGGTTTTGCGGTCCGGGCCGCTCTTGGAATTCAGATCGGAGAGCCTTATCAACTCGGGACTCCGGGCCCCGATCTTTGGGCCGAAGGAGATACGGGCTCTTTTGCAACCTCGATTCGAGCGAGCGTTTCCTCCGAAGATGGGCTCACTTGGACCGCGGAAGTTGATTACGGTCCGTATGAGCCGGAGACCGCGGAAAGCCCCTTGGATGAGCCGGAGGATGTTTCTTGGGATCAAGTCACTTTCGAGATCCCGGTTGATTATGACGCCAACGGAACCGCGATTCTCAACTCCGCGGGAGATCCTTACGATCCCCCCGTTATGATCGAAGACGATCGGCCGGTTTTGACCATTGTTCGAAATGAGCTTGAGTACAATTCCGATCTCTCGGATCTTTATCGAGGATCCGTCAACGCTTCGGCGTTCTTTGGCAAGGCCCCGGGAACCGTCAAGTGTATGCCGATGCGAGCCCAGCGGCTTTGGTCTCCAAACCTAAATATCAATGAAGGGTATTATTGGAAGGTTACTTATACGTTCCACGTTAATCGCGACGGCTGGAAGCGAAAGCTTCTTGATCAAGGGTATCAAGAGCTTGTTTCCGGAGTCCGGAAGAAAATTCTTGTCGATGGTCTTCCCGCTTCTCAACCTCAACTCTTGAACGGGAGCGGGCTCAAGCTCGCGGTAGGATCGGATCCGGTCTACAAGGAGTTCACGGTTCACAAGCCGCGAGATTTTTCCGTTTTCAATTTCTCGGGAGCTTGATCTTGGGAGCGGTTAGCTTTGATGAAAATGGAGCGAGGCGAATCGCGGCCGCGGTCCGCTATTTCGAGCAAGCCTCGCGAGGGCTCCTTCGAAGCGAGCGGAGAGGCCCCGTCGAATTGGGCCAACCGCTCATCCGAGTCAAGAGCCCCGCGGGCGGAATCCCAGCAATGAGCGGAACAAGCCCGGGCTCCGCGGTTTGCACGATCGAAAAATGGGATGGGACCGCAAGGACTTCGGGAACCGAAACGGTTACGGTCAAGAATGATCACGGGGTCGCGGTTGGAAGCAACAAGCTTGTGACGGCTTTCTGGTGGCAAGGCGATTACTGGGTTCTGACGGAGGCTTGTTAGGTGCCAGTAAATCGCTTCTCTCCGGGTTGCGTTTGTTGCACTCCCCCATATTCTCCGTGCCCCGTATGCAACATTCCTCACGGGACCTATATTTTTGAGAGGGTCGCTCAAGACGAGAACGTTTCGATCGCGTTCACGATGCCAGGCGGGTTCATTCGGACAAAGACAATCGAGGGGCCTCCGGGATTCTTTATTACTTACACTTGGAACCTCTTGTGTTTCGCAATCGCAAACAATTTCACTAATGCTTATGGGCCAACTCTTTCGATAACAAGCTCTTTCTCGCGGTCCATCATTACTAATGCCTCGCCGCCTTGGACCAACGGATCACCTATCTGGACAACGGCTTCTTGCGATCCGTTTTTTTATGAATACATTGGGGGAATGGAAGAAGTGAGAATATATAAACAATGAATTACGTCAACGCGGTTCGCTCGATCATCCGTTGCCCCGCTCGTCTTCTTCTTTCGGATGAGCTTCGGGACGGTTGCGGTTGCTCCCATCTTTGTCTTGCGGGGCGTGGCGAGCGGCCCGATAGGCGGGTCAACGCGGGGGATTGCTTCGCGTGCCTCGATCGGCCCGGGTCTCCCGCGAGGCTCACGGGCCGAATGCTCGCGGGACCATTGAATCGGTAAGGCTTCGATTGGTAGATTCCAGAAAGCCCCCCCCCCTTGCGGGGCCGAAGGAGAGGCGAAACGGAATGCCAGTCAATCTGTTCTTGAGAGTCCGCGGAGTTAGGCTCGCCTTAGAAGTTTGGGCGAAAGACGAAGAGGATCAAATCCCCGATCACTTGGGAGACATCTTCGAAGTTGAAGACGGATCCGGATACGTTCGGATTATCGGGGCTTCGGAAGTCGCGGAGATCCTTCAACCGACGCCGATTCTAGAAGCCGCTTCAATATCCGCGGATTGAGCTCCAAGCGATCGAGGGCTTCCT